TCATTAACTCTAAATATTTTCTTTAAAGAGTCGATTATCAATTGTTGTTTTGGCTTGATTACCATATTTTCGTACAATGTAAACGAATTTTGTAACTCATCAGCATTTGCACTAAAACCTGTTGTTGTAGCAATACCAAATATTAAAGGACTAACAACGTTATGACCTACCATTATTTTAGTTCTACACTCTTCACTAAGATAAGCGTAATGCTCATGTGCATCGTTCAAAGGTACACTGTCAATTGTTGTTTTAGTTGCTTCGTTATCATTGAAAGATACTACTAACTTCTTGCCTGTTGAACCTGTTAATTGATTCATTATTCTATTAGTAATATCGTCTTTTTCTTGATCCGCTGGTTGACCATTATTGAAATTTAGTACAGTCGTTGGACTAAATCCGTTAGTTACCTCATTTATAAGGTATTCAGCTATCTTTTCCTCTAATACAGCATAATCTAAAGCCCCTTGATAGTCAACATAGCTAAAATATTTCATACCAACGCTATAAGGTTGAATAGTTAATATTTCAATTTTTTCCTTTGATGTACCAAATACAGGAAATGGTTTAGGCTTGAACTTTTTAACATCCTGCCAATTATCTGAATAATATTGAGTTACTATTTCCCCATCTTCATTACATTTTGCAGGTCTTAATAATTGTTGAGGTATGTGAAAAATCTCAATTACTCTATCGTGTTTGTCATTGTAATGAACTTGTAAGCTTCCTTGACCTAATAAATATAAATCAATGATTAGTTTCTTTAGTTCTTCTTGTGAAATAATGCTAATAACATTCGCCCAATCTTCAGGTTTCTGATAGGAATCTTTTGCATATAACCCTTCACCATAAATCAATTTACAAATATTGTTGATTATAGCATTGTTTGTAGCACTATTTAAAAACCTTTCAATTAAGAATTGATAGTAGTTATTATCTTCACCATAATTAACCCAATCTTCTCTCTTATCTTCGCTTATTTTGGGTTGTACATATGCGCTTAATTCGATTACTTTATTCGAAAATTGTAAACTCATTTATAGTAGTATTTTGTGTATAGTAATTTTTATTCAATGAATAATCATCTTCATTTGCAGTTGCTAACATCAAACCCTTATAGTAAATAGGTTCTGTTAATGTAGTATCATAAAGTTCTATTCTGTAAACATGACCTTCTTTTAATTTAGAGTAAGCAAACATAACTGTAGTATAATAACTCCCTACAAAAGAAGTAACGTTTACCACATCAGTAATATTTGTTTCTTTATCCGTTATTCGCAACCTATTTACAGAAGCTCTCGGACTAATTATAAAACTTTGACTTGTTGTTATTGGTTCAACTATATTCATACATTAATAACCATTTAAATCTAATTTGTTTCAAACAAAAAAACCCCACCGATAAAGGTAGGGTCTAATCGTATTAATTTTAATTAATCTACTAAAGAATTATCAGTAATTAAAATGCCATCTCTAAACACTCCATAATTAGGAAATTCAGCATTAATTAATGTTTGCGCTAAAAATGGAGCAGGTTTCAACTCTTCGCTTGTTAGCGTCAAAGTATATCCATTGTGATCTTGTAAAGCTCCTCCCGATGTAATACTTCCTCCCGTAACTTCAGCGCCCAATTTTACACCCATCAAAAATAATTGATTGTTATTATTTTCAATCACAACTCGTACTTTTCCGTATGCTAACAGTTTTAAATATTTATGCGTGGTTGCGTCTTGTTTTTTAAGCTTAATATTTAGCACTTGTTGATAAACAGTTGTACCATTATTTCGGTCACTTAAAACATTTTCAACGTAACTATTCTCATTTGCTTTTAACTCAAATTTATACAAGTTTACAACGTCATCAACCCAAAATACCATGTCATGAAATTCAGCAGCAACCGCAGGAGTACCTACACTATTCCAATCATTGGTATAATATGTTACAGTAGGCTCTTCATTGAAAAAATATACAGCTTTCAGACCTCCTATGCTGTCTTTACATGGTTCTGTACGTCCGATTAATAGCTCGCAGCTCATGACTAATCAACTAATGAATTATCACTAATAACAGTAGCAGAATTAAACAATGTAGCTAATGTTGCTTGACTTGTACAATTCAAGAAAGGTGCAGGCATTCTTTCTTCACCGCTTAGAGTTAAGGTATATCCATTGTGGTCAACTAAAGCTCCTCCACTTGTAATAGTTCCTCCTGTAACGTCCATCCCTCTGTCTAAACCTGCTAAAAAGTACTGTCCTGAATTGTTTTCTACTACAACTCGAACTAAACCATAAGCCAATAATTTAAGATATTTGTGAGTAGTTGCATCTTGCTTCTTTAATTTCAAGTTTAAAGCTTGTTGGAATACAGTTGTTCCGTTATTACGATCAGATACAATAGTTTCAACGTATGTATTTTCGTTTGCTTTAAGTTCAAATTTAAACAATTGTGTTACACCCGTAGCACTTAAAATAACGTCCGTAGCCTCTACTGGCGTAGTATCAAACGTTGCAACAGGTACAGTATTAATAAAGTAAACGTTTTTTAGACCACCTACTGAATCTTTACACGTTTCAGCGCGTCCTATTAAAATTTCACAGCTCATATTTTTATATTTTAAAGTTCAAAAAAAAAGGGCGGTGTTTTTTGCACCACCCTAATTACAATTAGTTAATATTAATTTGCGGAGTTTGTAATATTGTAAGTTACAATCTCTTCTGCAGAAACATAGTTAACTGCCATTCCTGCTCTCATTACGAATCTCACATTTTGATCTCCTAAAATCTCAGAAGTATCAATTACTTTGATTTCATTTAAGTCAGACATTAAACCTGCACCAAAGTAAAGGTTGTCGATAGTTGTAGCGATAGCAGTATTTGCAGCTAATCCATTTGCAACGAATAATTTAACACCATCGAAGTATAAATCGTTCATCATAGAATACCATTGTGTACCTTTATTATCTGTACCATTAGCACCTAATCCTGAAGCTCCGAAACCTCCAAGCGCGCGAACATAGGCACGAGCTACCCCTTGAGGAACATAAATTCTCAAATCTTCTCTACCATACAATGCAGCAGGAATAGCATCAACAATTTTTCCTAACTCAGTAATTACTGTAGAAGCAGCAGAAATTGCAGAAGATCCAGCGATTTCTTGAGCAGCAGGTAAATTAGCATCAGCAGCAATTAAAGTTGCAATACCATCAACTTGTCCTGAAGTTGCGTTAGCACCTCTCCAAATTGAAGTTTCAACATCAGCTGAAACCTTGTCAGCCATATAAGCTAAAAAGTAATCTTGAAAAGATTTAGGAAGTACTTTGTTAGCACTGAATCCCATTTCAGCAGATTGCCAAGAAGTGATAAAGTTTGATTTACACAAATTCACATTCACTTGGAATTGCTCTAATGTCAACGATCTTTCTGTAATTGTTACAGTTGAAGTTGGATCGAAATCACACGTTGCATTTTTCAAAAGACCATCAGTCCCTAATTTATGTAAAATTGTTTTGTAAGGAATGTTTGGTAAAATTGTCATTCCTCCATTCGCTAATGTATTACCGCTTAATAATGCAGCAGATACCCACTTTGCAGATGATTCACCTGCGTAACTTGTTGTTAATGATAAACTTGTAGCCATATCTTTTTTTGTTTATTTGTTTATTTGTAAATTCTTTCTAAAATTTTATCTAATCCACTCATTGGAGCTTTAGGAGTTAAATCAGTCCAATCCATAGGAGTTGTATTCTCAGGATTGTAAGAAATTGGTTTAACTTCTTCTTGTTTTGAAAATTCAACTGTATCAGTCGGTTGTTCTTCAACGTACTTCTCAGACTTCAAATCAATGATTTCTTTTTTCAAATTCTCAACCTCATCGATCAAAGCTTTGATTTCTTCAGATGAAAAATGATATTCTTTAGATTCAACAACTTTTTTCGGTTGTGCTTCTACTTGTTGAGTTTCTGTTGATGCTTCAACTTCTACTTCAACTTCTTGTTCAGCTTGTTTTTCTTTAACCTCAGCAATTACACCCTCTTCTGTAACTACTAATATCATTCCGCTTTCTAATTCGTATTCTCCAACAGGCAAAGGAACCATTTCACCCTCTGAACTTAATACAGATACGGAATAACCAGCCTCGAATTTATCAGCTTCCAAAGTTGCACCATCAACTAACTTCATTTGCTCTAACTTAACCTCCATCCCGAGGTAAGTTTTTAGCGTGTTTATTGCTTGTAAAATTTCTGTCTTCATA